CATAGATGCTAACGAAAGTTATGCTCTTGCTGCCTAGTAATAGGTAACGGCGTTTGGCCTGAACGTGGCAACAGAATCAGGCCACTATTAAGGTATGCAAAAATATCATACCTCAATTGTTGGAATTGCATATAAATAATATTATGATAGAACGATTAAAAGACTTAATATTCAAAAACCACACGGATAAACAGATAAAAGAAAAGAACGACATTCTATTGAGAAGTAGAAAAGAAGTCGAAATTAATGGTAATGGTACGTCAGGTTACACCATAAAAGAGGGTGAACATAAAGGTACCGTTGTAGGCCATATCACTAGAAGTCCCAAAGTAATTTAACTGGTTGACAAATCAATCAAATTAGTATATACTGTAAGTATCTAAAGTTACTTATTTTCTTTAGATTCTTTCTGAAAGCTCAGCTTTCGTTTTGTTATAGGGGAGGGTGTAGACCAGTTTACATAAGAACCTCGTTGAGTGCCTCCCCGAATTAAAAAATAATATAACACTTGACAAACCAATCAAATTAGTATATAATATAATATACATTAACTAAAAAAGGAATAAACATGTTTACATATAGAAATATAGCAATTGCTACAGTGGTAGTATTTGTTTTAGTTGTAGGATTTTACACATTGGTAAAACCTTCTAAAAAGGTAGATGTAACACCTGCAAAACCTGCTGTTACACAACCGGTTGCTCCAGTAAAGAAGTAATATGATAAAAGTATTAAGTATTTTTGTTATATTATCCTTAACTGCATGTAACACTGTATCTGGTATACAATCAGATATAAAATCAGCAAAAGATAAATCAATAGATTGGTATAAAAAAACAGTCGATCAAAATGCTGACGGTGTAGAAAAGAAGAAGAATTAAAGAATTTATATAGACTAGATACAATAAGGTGTCTAGTCTTATAAATAGAAGTGCTATTAACACACACACAAAGGAGAAAACAATGGCAACAACATCAAAAAACGGATATGAAATCCGATCAGACTTATTAGGATTAGCGAAAGATATCGTTGATTTTAATTTTCAAGCTCAAGTAAAAGAGTACGAATACTCAATTAAAAAAGACGGCGACCAAGTAGTGCAAGAGTTTAAAGCACCAACTGTTACACCAACAGATATTATTGAAATTGCAAAACAATTCAATGAATTTGTTACTAGCGGCGATGTTATTAAACAAACGCAAGAGAACATACAGAAAGCTCAAGAAATGGTAAAACCTTATGCTGAAGCATATCAAAACACAGTAAAAGCGTTTTTTCCAAATTTAAAGAACGGTAAGTAATATGTTTCCATATAACCCTTGCGAAAACAAATGGTTATCTGATAGTAAAAAAAGTGGTCAAGTTGATAAGAAACCTGGCCATTTTTTATCAGGTCAATCTTTTATAGATTATTTAAAGCATAAATTGAATATGAATAATAACATTGATTTTGGATTTGGTTACACAGAAAAACACGATATACTAGTTAGAAAAGACGAAATATAATATGATAAGAACAATTATTGTTACCACTATATTAATACTATTAGCATTAGCAATTATAGGCGTTGTACGTTCCGATAATACAAAATTTACATTGTTAAAAGCATCACCAGAAATTGATCGTAAAGAAAAGATAGCATTTAAGTTTATGTTAATAATGATAATACTTTTTGTATTATTGTTCATTACTTCTTGGTTCTAAACAATTTACTTGACATTTTTCATAATATATGATATAATTATATTATGAACTCAAAAGAATTTTCTTTAAAAATAGAACAGATAGTAAAAGAGAGAAAAGGTATCTCCTATATGGACGCTGTACTTCTATATTGCGAACAAAATGACATAGATCCTTCAACAGTTGCTCCCCTATTAACAAAGACTCTAAAAGATAAGATTGCTATAGAAGCCCAAAATTTAAATTATCTTCCAAAAACTGGCCAGTTGCCGGTATGATATATGGTAAATGGATTTGATGTATATAAAATATATTTGGCAGTTAAACTACACTTCACTTCAGATAGTTATGACTACCATAAATATGAAGGGAAAGTTAACTGTAAGTTAGAAACTTTTACTAAAAACAATGCTAGATATTTTTTTCACAAGCTTGGAACCAAATACAATAAAGATGATATATTGGACTTTTTTGTTTCTAATTTTCTTACTGATAGTAATAAATGGGTAGGAGATTTAACTAGAAATGATGGCACGGATATTTACCTTGATTGGAGAAAACGTAAAGAAGCTTTTGATTATCATTTTAGAAGTGATTGTGTATATATCGCTAATGATTTTAATGTTAAGCATCTTTCTTTTAATGACGGGTTTATTTCTTTTGGTGGGCAGCACCCTAGATTTTTTCAATTGGTTCTATCAAAAAATATATCCTACGAAAGTGCAGTAGTTTTTAATCAAGTTTTATCATATAGTAAACGTTGGGATAAAGAAATAGTTGAAAAGGTTGTTTGGCCAGTTCACTCCAAAAGAATAAAGAAATACACACAGTTTGTTAAATACAATCCTACTTCGGTTAAATTGATATTGAAAGATGTATTTGTAAAATGAATAAATTGAAATGGACAGCAGCATCATTTAATATTATAGCTTCAGTAATTCAAGCAACAGCAATTATTACCGTGCAATGGATTGCTTGGTTATTTTTAATAATATCTGTATTTTTATGGGGACAGGTTGCTTTAAAAGAAAAAGATTATGCAAGATTAACACAACAAATAGTTTTTATCATAATTGCAAGTATAGCATTATACAATTGGTTAAAACATGTCTAATGTATTTCTAATAGGTAATGGTGAGAGTAGAAAGGGGTTTGATCTTAATACATTAAAACCTCATGGTAAAATATATGGTTGTAATGCAATCTATAGAGATTTTACACCAGATGTATTGGTTGCAGTAGATCATGGTATCATGCACGAGATATACAGAGGTGGTTATGGTTACACAAATGAATGTTGGTTTAGAGATTGGACAAGAATACCTGCTCACATGTATAAACATTTAAAAGATGGTATGTTACTTAAAGTAGATTTAGATAACATGGAGAAATGGAATTGTATTAATAAAAATGAAAGAACAGATGAAATGGAATTTGTTATGCACGGTTCTAATTTGTCAGGTGAAGTACACATACTAGATAGAGGTTTAAATACAAAGACCAAAAAAAATATCAATAGAAACGAATTAACCATTAATTGGGTCAGAGATGATGATAAGGTACATAATATAAACGATATCATGCCAAATAATATAGATATAGGCTGGGCCGCTGGTCCAATGTCTGGTTATATTGCAGTGAAACAAAATAAACCACAAAACGTTTATCTATTAGGACATGATTTAAAAAGTGATACTGGATTAGTTAACAATATGTACAAAGGAACATTAAACTATGTAATACCAGAACACACATATACGCCTGCTGAAAACTGGATATTACAATGGAAGATATTATTTGAACAAAATCCTACTATTAATTTCTATAAAGTAAATGAAAGTACTACTGGTGGTAAAACAACTAATAAACCATTAGATGCCTGGAAATCAGTAAGTAATGTAACATATATAGATTATAAACAATTGAAAGATTTATTAAAATGAATAAAGCATTTATAGATGGTAATATATGGGAGTTATACATGATTCCAAAATATACTCTTTCATACAATTATTATATTATAAATGACATATTTTATTATAATTCTTTAAATGATAGAACTTTTGAAAGATCTGGAGATATGTTTTGGAGAATACCAGAAAAAATAATAAAACATGAAAACACAAAATTTGTAATAGAAAATAAAGATTATTTTATAAAAAGAAAATGCCCCATTATTAAATATGAGATTATCGATAACAAAGATATATGGAGTATAGATTTAAATGAAGCAAATATTACATTATAATACTTTTCAAAATACTTTAAAATCAAATTTAGAAAAAAAATATAAAAAATTTGATTATGATACACGTATTTGTTTTGTGGATAGATATCAACAAATACCACATTATCTTCCTATAACACCTTATTCCAAACCATTAGAATCTAATACTTTTTTTAATGAACATTTTGATCATTTGTGTGATAAAAGAGCTATTGAATTATTAAATACAGGTAAAATAATAAATGTATTTTGGTCTGGAGGATTGGATAGTACAGCAGCTTTAGTATCCTTAATTGTGAATTGTAATAATAAAGATCAAATACGTATAATAACTAGTTACAATGCTATTTTAGAATCTGGTTATTTTTATGAGACTTTTTTAAAGTCTTATAGAACCATTTTTGATATATCAGCAATTAATAAACATTTTAATGAAAATGAATTGTTTATAACAGGAAATCCAGGCAATCAATTATTTTCTACAGGCAGTATGAGTATTTCTAAACTTGTTAAAGACGTTGAAGATTTAAAAAAATCATATAAAGACATAATTTCCGTAGAAGATCAAGAATTTTATTATCCTTCTTTAATTAAATCAGTAAGACCTGTTGTAAGTTATGAAGATTTTTTATGGTACAGAAATTTTGCTACTTTATGGGAACATCCTAGATTTAATTTAACAATTAGATATTTAAAACCTAAAAATGTAAAAAAATATCTTAATATAATTTTAGGATTTTTTTACACAAATTATTTTGAACAATGGGCCATAAACAATAATGAACAACAACATGAACTCAAAGACATTAATAATTTTCTAACATCTACTAAATTACCAATAAGAAAATACATTTTTAAAAAACTTGGTACACTTTCAGAAGATTATGTTAAAAATAAAAAAATAGTGCCATCTATTTGGAAACCTAATGATTATTCATACAAATATATAACAACAGATTTTGAGGTTCATTATAATGAATAAAAAAATAGAAAATATAATAAAAAAACACTCTTTGGTTAAAGATGTTGTTGTAATACAATTAAAAAATAATATTAAAGATATTAAATCATATGCTTTTGTTATATCTCCTAACAAAGAAAAACATATTATACATATAGAAAAGGAAATAAAAGAACACATTTTAAAGCAACTAAAATTACATCATTGTCCTGAAAGAATATGGGTATTAGATGATTTTCCTTTATCAAAAACAAACAAAATAGATAAAAATCAACTAAAAAAATTAGCTAAAAACTTTATACAATGGAATAATAATAAACACGAGGTCGTTTTATAGGTTGACAAAGTATCATAATTATGTTATATTGGTAACATGTATATTAAAATATTAAATTATTTAATAGATAGACTTGAAAAACTACGAGATAGATTGAAATACCCTAAAGGTATTTCAGCTAAAGAATGGGCAGCTCAACACAAAAAGTGGCGAGAAAAGAGTTATAAATAATAATGATAGCGATTATACAGCTAACACAAATACAATGGAGAAAATACAATGGACTTTAATACATTAAAAACTAGTCATTCTAACTTTGATAAACTTACCAAAGCATTAGAAGCTAACCTCAATCCTGAGGATATTAATAAATCAAAAGACAAATATACAGACGACAGAATATGGAAACCCGAACTAGATAAAACTGGTAGTGGTTATGCCGTTATTCGTTTCTTACCAGCATCCGAAAAAGAAGAAATGCCATGGGTAAGAGTTTGGTCTCATGCCTTCCAAGATAAAGGTGGTTGGTATATTGAGAACTCATTAACAACTCTTAATCAAAAAGATCCTGTTAGTGAAGAAAACACTAGACTATGGAATTCAGGTGTTGAATCTGATAAAGAAATAGCAAGAAAAAGAAAAAGAAAATTATCTTATTTCTCTAACATATTAGTTGTTAGTGATCCTGCTCATCCAGCAAACGAAGGTAAAGTATTCATATTCAAATTCGGTAAAAAGATATTTGATAAGATTACAGAAGCAATGCAACCAGCATTTGAAGATGAACAACCAATTAACCCATTTGATTTTTGGAAAGGTGCAAACTTTAAACTGAAAATTAGAAAAGTTGATGGTTATTGGAACTACGACAAATCTGAATTTGAGCCTGTTAAGGCAATTGCTGATACTGATGAAAGCATCAAAGCAATTTGGTCTAAACAGTACCCTCTAACTCCTTTCTTGGCCCCTAGTAATTTTAAGACCTATGATGAACTCAAAGAGAAACTGAATAGGGTAATTACGGGAACTAGAAATACTGCAACTGTTGAAAGTGCTGATCTCTCTAAGGCAAAAACAAATGGTTCAGTAAAAAGTAACGGTAAAACTACTCCAACTGCTAGTGATGATGACGATACGTTGTCTTACTTTAGTAAATTGGCAGATGACGAGTAGAATCTCTCTCTACTAGTACTTTAATGGTGGTCAGAAATGGCCACCATATTTAAACTGGTATACTAGGTGAATTTAAATTAATAAAAGAACGATCAAAATTTCCAGGTTCCATAGTTACAATAGTTTGACTATTCTGATTCACCACTTGATTAGATGGTGCAACAACCACATTACTATTATTACTAGACTTATCTTTACCAGCAATATTCTCAACACTCATTCTATTTAATTCACCACCTGTAATTGGTGCGATTTGACGTTGTAATATACTTTGTCTAGGCATCATTAACTGTTCATTATCTGTAGCGCCTGGCGTTGATGGTAATATATTAGGGCCGGCTGGTTGACTTTTAGCTCCTATTTGTTTTGCAATAGATTCATTTGAATAATCACCAACTGCATCTTTTTCTAATCCTTTTGTTGAGGTCTGTAATTGATTTTCTTCTTCATTTTTATTAGAAATGTCTGTTTCACCTTCTTTTTTCTTTTTAAACCAATTCATTGGGTTTAAATTAGATAACTTATCTGCTGCCCAAGCTACGGCCGCAACTAATGCTATAATTCCTATTATGATAGCAATAATTGGGGCAGCTAATAATAAAAATTCTATAATAACTGGCACCATTGCAATTGCCATTTTAGCAAAGTTAGCTGCACTTGTTAATAGACCTTTACCTAGATTTCCAAGACCACTCATAAGACCACTTAATGATTGTTTAATACCTTTACCCATTTGACTCAATTCTTGTCCAAATAGTTTAAATTGATCTATTGCTGCACCGACTGTTTGTGATAGAGGTCCTTGTACCTTTTCATCAGGTTTAAGGCCTGCTTTTTCTTTTCTCTCTGATAATATCTTTTGATCTTCTGTTAATTTCTTTTCATCATTAACCAATTGTTGTCTTTTCTTTAAATCTTCACCATCACTCTTTTTAAATTGTTTAATATCTCTTTGTAATTCTTTTTCTCTAAACTGCAATTCTTTTTCTTGTTTTAATATAGATTGTTTTTCTAATTTCTCTTGTGCAAATGTTCTAATCTCCAATTGCATATTCTTTTCATCAACATAAGTATTGATACCACGTTCTCTTAATATATCTCTTTCTTTAATTAATTCTGAAACCTTTTCTTCGTGTACTCTTTTACGTTCTTCTTTTTCATTCTTTTTCTTTTCTGCAATTTCAAATAACTTATCAATACCATCACCTAAGTCTTTACTAAACGATTTTAAATCTATGCCTAATTTGTTTTGTAATGTATCTATGGTCTTAAATGCCTGTTCATTATCTTCTTCTTTATTAGATTGTAGTAATTGAACAACTTGTTTTAATTCAGATTCAATAGGTAAGAACTCTTTAACAGTGGCTTGAGTTAAATTAGTTACTTTACCTGTAACGGCCTGTAGTATAGATTTACCTAATTCAACTATTTGCTGTGAACTGATATTTTGTTTTTGCGATTCAGCAACTTGTTTAATTGCTTGAGTAACTTCAACATTGTATTTCGGTAATGTTTGTTTTACTTCAGCAACATCTTCTTGTATAGCTTCTTCTTTGGCCTGCATTTTGTCAATTTTTTTAACAAAATTGCTACCTAAAGCTAATTTATCTGAATCGTCTATAAAATCGGCCATTTAATTATTTTGTTTCTTCATGTTGTGCTTGTAGTTTTTTATCTTCTATCTTCTCTTGTGTTCTACCATAAGCAGATATACCTAATACAGCACCCATACAAATATGGAAGAATCCAGCACCTTGTAAAGTCAATGGTTGCCATTGTGTAAACATAATATTTTTAAGATAAGTTGCTTGTGCTATATTCCATAATATAGGAAATAGAATAAAATCAAATGCACATACTGATAAGTATAACCAACCCATAGCAGGACGCCATTTAGTATTAAAACCTGTTTCTTTATTTTGTGTACTCATTACCTGTTTTTCTCCCTGTTTCTCTCGTTTTCTTCTTTAATGTAATTAACCAACAATGATATGTATATATCACGTTCCCATGGCAACATATTTTCAATTTCAGTTAATGAATATTTATGATGTTGCATCAGCGCAAAATTGGTTTCGAAGTATGCCTCTAACGTGTTATGGGAGAGGCTAATTCGAAAAAATCTGCAATACCTGTTAACGTAACCTTACTTGTTACATTAGTTTTAGGGTTAGTTACTTCAATCTCATGTTTTAATCTAGGCATAGTTTCAAAGAACTTTTTAATTTTAGTGAATGAATCTTGTGGCATCATTTCAACAAATTCTTTTAATTCAGTCTTTGTACTATCTTTTGATGGATATATCTTTTCACCTTCAAAGATATGATCTATACAATCAACTAAAATATTGAATACTTTTTCAATTTCAAGTGTTTCAATACCTTTACCCACATCATAATTTTTTAATGTAGGGTATTTTAATACCAAACCTAAATTTCTTTTTTCATCAACAACAATTTTATTAGTATGATCATCATCAACATGTACCTGAACTTTAGTTAAATCAACTTCAGCTTCAGCATAAGTTTTACCATCATCAGGACATATTGTTTTAAATTTAGCAATTTCAGATACAGATTTTGCACGAATATTTAAAAAAATATATTCAACATC